CCGGCATCTGCACGTTGGTCCGCGCCGTTTGGTCGTCGGACTCGGTACGGTGTTTCCACTACCGTTCGCTCTCGTAGTGGCGCGTTGTTCGGGCGCAAGTACGGGAGCCCTAAGTTCTAGGAACACGCCCCCCCTTCCCCCCAGGGGATCGGCAGGCGGTTTCACGACGGCGACGGGAGTCACCGGATTTCCGCGGCCCTTCGTCAGCTTCGACGGTCTGGGACTATGTTCTCCCGCTGTACGAAACCTGTGCAGCTCGCCGGTTAGCCCCTGTACGGTATGCCAGCGCCCTGAGGTTTCCGCCCCACCCGACAACCTTCGGGCCAGGTTGCGAGTAGCCCCAGAAAACAGGACGGGCTACCCGCGTCGCCCCCCATCGTGAGATGTAAGGACGGGTAGCCCGCTGCACCGGCTTGCGCCGGGTGGTGAACACCTGAATCATACAATCTCACGGGAAGCGACGCCATCACTTTGCCGCTCCCCGTCACTGGTGTCAAGCGCGAACTTCTGCCGTCTCGCCACGATGTCTAGCTGCCGCTGTGAGAACACGTTGGGGTCGCGCCTGCCAGCCTCCCAGAACCACACGGCGGCCTCGGAGACGCGGCAGAGTTCTGCGAGGTCTCGCTGGGTGAGGCGTGCATGCTCGCGCAGGGCGCGGATGCGGGCCGGGGTCCAGGGGGTCATGCGTCCCACCGCGTCCATTCCGCAAGGGCCTTGGCGTAGCGGTTTTCAATCGCGTGGTGGTCAACGTAGACCGGGATTGTTGGAAACGCGCCGCGGGCTCGCCACAAATCCCAATCCCACTGACCGCCAGTAACAGACTCGAATGTGATCTCTCCGTCATCAACGGCGATCTTGGTCGCGTACGGTTTCGTTCCCGTTAGCTCCGCGGCTTGTTTCTGGAGGGCTTCGGCCTGCGCTTGGCTGGCAGCGAACACCATCACGTACTTACCCTTGCGGGCTTCATCAATCGCGGCGACGAGCATGCGGTACGTCCGCCCAGTGCGGCGCTTGCTATCAGTCACCGTGGTCATCGTCGTTCCCTCACGTCTCCCGTGAGCTGGTGGGAGCCAGCGGCCGGCACGGGAGACCGGCGCGCTGGCATGAGGGAAGTTACTGGCGTTCGACTTGGTACAGGAGCTGGTCGTAAAGGCCGTCGAGCAGGAAGTGACGCAAGCGCACGGCCTCATGCACGACCGTCTTGTAGGTGCGCCAGGCTGTCCGGCTGTCCTCGTTGTACCCGTACTCGGAACACCAGTCCTCAAAGTTGCGGGAGTTGTCGAGTCCGGCCGCGTCAGACGCGAGGCAGTCGAGGACCTCGGCCGCGGTTGGTTCCGCGCCGTTGTGTCCGTAGCCCTTCGAAAAGGTGACGGTCATTCGCTTACCGGGGCGGGCTAGCACACACTTCCAGTGGTCCATGTCCGTGTCGGACATGTGAGGGTTGCGGTCGACGGACTTGGCCTTGATCGTGATTCCGTTGTTGTCAATGAACTGGTCGATGGTGACTGTGTCGGTAACCATTCTGTTCTCCCGTGTGCGACTCGTCAGCGCAGGGGATACCTGCGGACCGCGGCTAGCGGTTTCGCGTGCTAGGCGTCGTATTTCGTGCATTCGTGCGGTGGGATATTCGGTGCGCCTGAGTCGCAGTCCGCGCACGGTCGCGATTTGCTGGGGTTGCCTTCAATGCGGTTGATGGCCCCTCGCACTTTGTCGAAATGCCACGCGACGTCAACACCGTTCCATGCGCCGAGCCTGCCGCCTGCCATCGCAGGACCCTCGACGTTGAGGATGGAATACAGAGCGTCGGTGGCAACCCGAAGTGCGTCAGCGTAGGGCTTGCGAGCGTTGGCGGCGATCTCTGCATGCTTCATCTCAGAACCTCCCGTGAATGAATCCATGAGAGAAGACTAACAGCGACACAACACCTATGCAATAGCTTGTGGGTGTGCTTCAGGGGTGGGAACGAGTAGACTGTCGGCGCGGTAGTCCGAGCGTCGGGGAGCGCATGCGCTGTGATCCGCCCGCGATGACGCTACCGCTCCAAGCAATCCAAACGGTCGAGGACTCGCCGCGCACATAGGTCTCCCTCGATCAGCCGTCCAGCTCGGCAAACCGCATCGCTGGCGTCACCTGGCCCGAATTAACCACGGCCAGCACAGACGAATTGCGACACGAAACCCCCGTGGACCATTGGAACCTACGGAGGAAAGGGGAAGTCGCGCCGCGAAGCGGGCGAAGGCTTTCCCGCTGTCGTAAACTTCTCGCCATCATGGCCGCCCACGCTAAAACCCTCAACCCTCGCCAGCAACAGTTCGTCCTCGCCGTTATCGCTGGCCTCCCCTACGTCGACGCAGCACGCCAAGCAGGCTACAAAGCCACGTCGCGTAACCTCACCAGCTACGCATCGAAGATCGCAAAGGTCCCAATCGTAGCCAAAGCCATCCAAGACGGTCGCGCCCGCGCGCTCGCGATTACCGAAATGACCGCGGACCGCTGGAGAACCGAGCTCACAGCACGCTACCAGCAAGCCGCAGAAGGCTCACGCGTCGGCGATCAGGCCAACGCGCTGCGTGCCCTAGAGCTCTGGGGCCGTCACCTCGGCATCCTGGAGCCGCGTACCGACGACCAGGCAGAGCGCACGCGGATACTCACGGAGCACCTTGCGATGGCTATGGGGCTGCAGATGGCCGCACGCCAGCTACCTGAGACGGCGACGGTGACCGTGGAGGGCGAGGTACGCGACGCTCTCCAGCTACCAGCGCTCGCGCCCGCGTCAGAGGAACCACGCGCACGCGAGGGCGAGGCTGGTGGGCCGGGCGACGGGTGAGGGTGCGCGGCACCCCGTCAGGCTTGCGTGCGCGCCGGGGCGGGTATAGGGATCCTGCGCCACTTTGGCGGGCCTGGAAGCCTCCGTCACGGGTTTCCTGCCAGCGTCACGGCTTTCGCGGTTACCTGTGACTGTCACGGGTATTGTGTCTGTCACGGGTTTCTGTCACAGTAATTGGTATGTCGGTAGAGTTGGTCATCCACTGTGACTGTTCCTCGGACAAGAGTGAGCGAGACTGCCGGTGTACGGCCTATCAGGTTAACGAGGGGTTGCTTGAGGGTGCGCTGGCTGAGGTGAAGGCTGAGGGCTGGACGTGGTCGGCGGCAGGGGAGCGGTGTCCTGAGTGCGTTAGTGGGGTGCATGTGGCTCCGAGGGTCGCGGCAGGGTGAAGAAGCCTCCCTGTTGGCGCTATCCGCCGTGTGGCGGGTTTCACACGAGGCATGAGGGCTGCAAGGGTAGTCGTGGGGCGGCTTCGGTATCTGCGCCTGGGAGCAAGCGTCGAGGGTGGAAGGGTCGGGAAGTGGGCTCAAGGGATACCGAACAGGACTTCCCTGCGCCCAAGCTAGCTACACCGACCGTAAGCAGCCCGGCTTCCTCTCAGGCGCGGGGATCGAAGCGTGCCCACGTCGTTCAACGGGCAGGACCCGGCAAGCGTTTAGCTTCCGACGATGCAGGTTCGAATCCTGCCGGGGGTACTCAGGGGAAATGTTCTGTCTGTGGCGGGAAGATTGAGAAGCCTAAGCGTGGGCCGTGGCCTGTGACGTGTTCCCCGAAGTGTCGGAAGGCGAAGTCGAGGGGGAAGTAGCTATCGTGGACGTCATGTTGTGCGATCTGTGTGGCCGCGATATTGGACCTGGCCTCCATGGCAGTCTGGAGATCAGGACGCTTTCGGATGATCGGGATTCGCATACGAAGGAGGGTTCCCTCGACTTGTGCGGTGTGTGTTTGCCGAGGGCCTGTACGCCGGACGGTGAGTTCAAGGCTCGCATCGAGTCAGAACTGCGTCCGCGCAACGAGGGAGAAGTGACGGCGAAGAGCCGAAAGGGGAAGTGAGATGTGGGAGCGTAACAAGCTGCTGGTCGAGAACCAGGTGGACGCTGGGGGCAATCCGACTGGGGGTCTGGTGTCGGGGATCGGGTTGTCGGTGCGCTGGCAGGAGGGGCCGCTGGGGCGGGCGCCGGAGGGTCCTGGGGCGCCGAACGGGGCGTTCGTGGACGACGTGATCGAGGCGGCGCGGCAGCGGTTGGAGTTCTACCAGAAGGCCGCTTCTGGCAAGTTTGCGTGCCGGGAGAACGCGTTGGCGATCACGAAGCTCGAAGAGGCGCTTCACTGGCTCTACGCTCGGCGCGTGGAGCGGGAGAAGCGTGGCGTTCAGGGGACGCATCAGGCGTGACGGCGAAGCAGGCCATTGAGGGGTTGCCGCCGCCGCCTGAAGGGTACGAGTGGGGCGAGATCACCGCGTTGCAGGTCGACTGTATGCCGGAGACGCCGCCTGAGAATTGGTATTACGTCGGGCGCCTCCAGTTACGACGTCGATCGCAGGTGGTTTTCAGTAACGGAACGACTACTGCCACCCTGACCCTCCCAGAAGCAGTGACGACGTGGCCAGTCCGCGCCACGGCGGTTACCGACCCGAACGGGTATTTCGTGCTTCCCCTTGCGGGATACAACAAGTGCCGTATCGAGGTCATCAACGGGTCCGAGACGGTGACGATTCAGGGCGACGAGATCGAAGTCGAGACGGTCGAGATGGCTAGGGCGAAGCGGCTGGCTGCAAGGCGAAGCGACGACGAGGCGTACCGCCGACAGACCCCGTGGTGGCGGCGCATCTTGGAGTCGCTACCGCGATGACCCTCCGCCGTCTCTGGCACTGGCTGTTCGGACGACGACGCTGTGGAATGCGCGGCCCGCTTCCAGATAGCATTCTGGCGACGAAAGCGACCGGCTACTGGTGGTATTGCGACGTTCACAACTTGTGGCAACCAGATGACTGACGAGCGCCCCTACTTCAACTCCGAGGACGACTGCTGGTACGACGCAAAGGGGCTGCAATGGACGCTGATCGGTCCTGCGCCGACCCCGAACCCCAACTACGTCTACGAGCCGGGCGCTCACTTTGTCGAGTTCTCTGGCGGGGCTATGGCCTGGGTAACCGAGCACGGCGTATACGGGAACGACGAGGCCGTCCAGCAATTCGGTATCAAAACGACCGCCTCCGCCACGGGGAAAGTGAACATCAGCGGATTCCAGTCTCTCCCGTAACGAGTAGGAGTGCGTTCGTGGTAGCGTAGTAGCCAATTTCGCGAGTGCCCGTCGTGGCCCCAATTCGCGTGCGCCCTGTGCGCCGGATTGGGGCTTTTGTGTTTCAGGGAGCCTTTTTCGTGGACCCAGACGCAACCTGCACCGGAGCCGTCGAGGACGTCCACGGCTACTTCGCGGGCTGGGTGGAGTGCGGATGGTGTGAGTTCCGCCACATGGCGGTACTGCCTGCCTGCGCCCTTGCCCTCTATGACGGCGGCATTGAGTGCTCCCGCTGCCATCGAACACAGGGGAAGTTCATCGGTCCGTGGGCGGAAGCGGAGTCGCGCGTCTCGTGACCACCGCCGTAGCCCCTGCGCCGATCGCAGACCCGTGGAGGCTGGGCCCCGCGTCCGCGCTCCTCCTCAAGATGATCGGCTTCGAGCCTACCGGCCCAGATCAGGCCGCCATCCTGCGCTGCCGCAAGCGGTTCGTGCTGGTCGTCGGAGGGGGCCAAGCGGGCAAGTCGCGTTCCGCCGCTGCCTCCCATGTCATCCACGTCTACGAGGACAGGCACCGCAACCCCGGCGCGACCCTCCTGTACTGGCTGGTGGCCGCCGATTACGAGAGGGTGCGGGCCGAGTGGAACTACATCATCGAGAACTTCCGTAGGCTGGGCTACGCGGTCGACGACTCCAAGCGCGTCGACCCCGGCCGCATCGTCATTCACCTGAACGCCAAGGACGCCAAAGACGACAAAAAGCCCTTCATGATCGTCGAGACCAAGTCGGGTAAAGACCCCCGCACCCTCGCGATGTTCTCGCCCCACGGGATCATCGTGTGCGAGGCGTCACAGATCGACCTGGACACTTACTTCAAGTGCCTCGAACGCGTCACCGCCTCCGGCGGCTGGCTGCACATGTCGGGAACCTACGAGTACGGCTCCGCTGGCTGGTATCCCGGCATGGCCGCGAGCTGGAAGCACGGCACCGAAGAACAGCAGAGCTTCGTCTTACCCTCGCCGACCAACAAGCACGTGTACCCCGGCGGCGTCAACGACCCGAAGATTCAGCTCCTCAAGCGCGAGTCGTCCGACGCGTTCTTCCTCGAACGCATCATGGGCGAGGTGGCAGCCCCGAAGGGCGCGGTGTTTGCCGACGAGTTCCGCGCCCACATCCACATTCGCGACCTCATCTACGACCCCGAATTGCCCCTCTACATCTGGACCGACCCCGGCTACAACCACCCCTACGCGGTCGAGATCGCCCAGATGGCCCCGAACGGGCAAATTCAGATGAAAGATGAGGTTTTCGAGCGCGGGAAGACCACCGACGACATCATTGCCATCTGCATGAGCCGCCCGTGGTGGAAAAACCCCCACAAGACCCTCGTGATCGACCCGAACTACGCCGAGCAGCACCAGGGAACGCACTCAGTAGCCGAAATCTGGCTCGCCAAGACCCAACTCGCCACGATGGGCGTCAAAGTCGGCATCGACGAGGGCACCGAACGCCTGAAAACGTTCCTCAAGGTCAACCCCCTTACCGGCGAGCCGGGAATCGTGTTCGATCCGCGCTGCAAGGGCGTGCTTTCTGAACTTGGAGCCTATCCCAGCCCGTTCTACGAAACCCCGCGGTGGGAGATTTATTCCCACAAGACGGACCGGGAGGGGAACGTGATTCCCGGAGACCCCGACGACAAGTACAACGACGGCATCAAGGCGACCATCTACGGAATCGTGCAGCACTTCGGCCTCGTCCATTACGGCGAAAGTGAGCACTTCACGATGAAACGTCACGGCGGGGGCTCTGCCAAGCGTTCCAATGGCCTCCGGCGACAGTTCGAGCTTGGGTAACCCGCGATGATGCAAAACGGCGCGCCGCCGATGGACATGGGGCAGACCGCGGTCATGCCTCTGGGGGAAGCGCCGCCCCCGCCGATCCAGATGTACTCGCGCGCCGAGGTCATCGAGCTCACCAACACCCACGAGAAGGACGTCCAGCCCATGCGCGACCGCATGGACCGCGACTACCGCCTCTACCGGCTCACCGCTCACGTCAACCGCGACCCGGTGACCAACGAGCCCCTTGAGAACTACGCCCGCTACACCTCGAACATGCCAAAAGTGTTCGCGGACAAGATCATTTCGTGGCTGTCGACTGCCGAGCTTATGACCCGCGTTCCCCACATCGAGGCCGGGTCGCACGCTCCCGATGTCGACGACCACAAGGAGCGGTTCGCGATCGGGCTTCTGCGGCAGGCCGACGAACGGCTCAAAAGCCTCATGCAGCCGACGATTCAGGACGCGCAGGCCACCCACATCACTATCCGGGGCGGGTACGTTGGAGGCCGGTGTCTGCTGGTCAAGAGACCGGACGGCTCGACCTACGCGGACATCACGGCGTGGGATCCCCTCAACATCCACTGGGGGGTTGGCCCGGATGGTCTCGCGTGGGCGTGCTACAAGATCAAGAAGACCCGCGCCCAGATTCGTTCCGAGTACGGTCCCGCGGCTGCCGCGATGGTATTCGCCGGCAAAGACTCAACGACCGACGCCGAGCGTTCGGGGGTCTGGACCTACGACTTCTACGACGGATTCGTCAATCAAGTCGTCACGGACAACGAGACGCTCAAGCCCCCCACCCTCCACGGCTCGCCGCGCCCCCCTGTCTACCTGGCCCTTGTTGGCCCGGCGCCCTTGCTGCAATCAGAGGCGTTCTCCAACCTGATTGCGGACGTTGGGGAATCAGTCTTCGCCGCGGTCAGAGACATTGCCGAAAAGCGCAACGACATCATGTCGATCATGCTGGAGATCGTCGCCCGCGCTCGTCGGCAGACCGTGGTCACAGAGTCCCAGCAGGGCAACAAGACCCTGCCCGACGACCCCTTCAAGCAGGGCACCGAGATCGCCACCCGCACGGGCGAGAAAATCTACACGCTGGACCTGCAGAAGATGGCGCAGGAGTCTGGGGCCTACATGGTGGCCGTGGACGGCGAGTGGCAGCGCGCCACGCTTCCTCACTCGATCTACGGCGAGACGCCCTTCCAACTCTCAGGTTTCGCCATCACCCAGCTTCGGCAGGCCACCGAAACCGTCCTCAGCTCGCGCTTGCAGGCAATGACCGCGATCCACACCCAGATCGTGAACTTGCTCTACGACCAGTTCATGACCGGCGCGTTCGAGGGGGTAAAGCTTTCCGGTCGCGACTCCCACCGCCAGTATTTCAGCCAGCTCATTCACCCCGAGATGCTTCAGGCGAGTTGCGACTACGAAGTCGAGCTCACGAGCCACCTGCCTCAGGACGATCAGGGCAAGTGGCAGATGGCCCTGACGGCGAAGCAAACCGAGTTGCTTGCAGACGTCGATATCCTCGATCAGGTGCTTCAACTCCAGGACTCGAATCAGGCCATCGACAAGATGCGAACCCAGAAGGCGCAGTCCGGGCTTCCAGAGGCGCAGTTGTACACGCTCGGCTCGGCCGCGGCTGAACGCGGTGACATGGTGACCGCTAACATGTACCGCTTAGAGTACATACACCTCATGATGCAGAAGTGGGGCATGCTGCCGCCCGATGGCGAGGGCGGTGCTCCAGCAGGCGAAGGCGGCGGGCAGCCCGCGAGGCCCAAGGGGGCGTTGCCGCAGGTATCGCCAGAGGCTATGAAGGGCGGACCGCCGCAGCCAGAGACTTCCAACAACGGCCCCGCTATGGTGGCCCCGAATACCCCGCGTCCGGGCGCTCGTGGACAGAGCGCATAGGAGATCACGATGGCTATGTGGTGGGTCGTCAACACGTCGCGGGGCCAGCAGCAGGTCTACGCCCCGACCGCGCAGCAAGCGGCCACGATCACGTTCCAGCAGACCGGCGAGACCGTGCCGCCGCCGTCCGGTCCGGGCCTCGACGCCCAAGCACCTGGAATCCCGGTCATCCAGGCCGGCTCAGGCGGCTCGTTCGCGGACCAGTGGTCGAGCGCGGGACTGGCGAGCGACCAGACGCAGCCGTCTGGGCAACCGTCCAGTGGCTATACCGGCTCCCACAACCCCTTCGGGCAGTACACGTCTTACGGAGAGGGCGGTGGCGGCACGGTGCCAAGACAACGGCAGCTTGACGAGCTCGAACAGTTCAGCGGCCAGTTTGCCAATAAGTTCAACATCCCCGCGTTCGGCGAGTCGCCCTTCCAGGCGTGGCAAGAACGCCAGTACGCACCTACGCTCGCCGCGTTCAAGCTCGGCAGCGCCGCCAACCCCGAACGGACCTTCGAGGACTACCTGAGCGCACGGGGACTCATGGGGGCGCGTCAGGATCTCAACACGGGCTACGAGAATCTTCTGGGGAGCAGCGACCAAGGGGCCGCGGCCCAGGCGAGGGAGTCGATAGGGAAAGACGCGTGGGATCAGTTGGTGGCCGCGCGCTTGCGAGCCAAGCGTGGGCAGTTCTTTGGCGAGGCGCTCGCCAATAGGGTGCCGGACCTGGAGCGGCAGTACATGGCGAGTCCCGAAGGATTCGAGGCTCCCAACACGTACGGGTTCATGAGAAACATCTTGCAGAAGCGATTCGGCATCTAGGAGTCTTCGATGCCCGCAGATCCGTTCAACGTATTTGACGCGTTCTTGAACGAGGTGCCCGAGGTCGGGTACTTCTCGTATCGGGACCAGGCGCGCTCGCCCAACCAGAAGCGGTTCTTCGACCAGCAGTTTCAGGCAGTCCAGAACCAGTTCATGGGACGGATCGGGCAGATGGCGCGTGGCGGGCAGGACCCGTCGAACTTCAACTGGACCGACTTTCTGGGCGACTACTTCTCCCCGCAAGGCGGCGCGTCACAGGACTGGATGAACCAGGGGCAGCGCAGGCAGGGCGCGGCCCGCTTCAACCCGCCGACACAGTTCAACTACGGCACGCAACGTCCGGGGCTTTAGATGGTCTCGCCGTTCGCAGCGTGGGAAGACGAGAAGCGCCGCCGTCGCCGCATCGCGCTGGGCCTTGAGTCCGACACGCGCCCCCAGATGGCCCGCCGCGGACTGTCGCGGGAAGAGTTGATCGCGCTGGCCGATGCCGAGGCGGAAGCCGAAGCGCAGCGGATCGCATCCCCCGATCCCGCACAGCCACCGAGTGCGCCAGTGGAAAGACGCCCGCGAGGCTTCACGACGTCGCCGATCATCGCCGCGCTCCAAACCTTCGTTCCGCAACTTCGGCCGCGCAGGCCGTCATTTGAGCCACTTGTGCCCGAATCGGCCCTTGAGCATGTCCCAGAAGGACCGTTGCGTACCGTCGCGGGTTACGCCCGGCAACTTACCAGCCCTGCGGACCTTGAGCTACAGGCCATAACGGCTGGCCTTGGGCCTACAGCCGCGGCCTCGCTTCGGGGCGGGGGTGCGGCGGCCCGGTTCCTCGCCCGCGTCGCCGAGCCGGTTGTGCGCGGCCCGTTCCCGGTCAGGCTGGCGGCAGAGGAAGCGATTGGACTTGGCGCGGTGGGCGCTGGGCAAGAGACCGTGAAACGACTGCCTGCCGACTGGCCGGACCCAGCAAAAACGGCGGTGGGCCTTGGGGCCAGTCTTGCAGGCGGCGTGCTGGCGGGCGGGGCCATACAGGCCGCGCCGGGCGCGGTCAGGGGCGCGACGAAGGGAGCCGTAGGGCTCGCCGAGGGCATGGGGCAGGCGAACGTCGGGAATGTGCTGCTGCCACCGGCTGCCAAGCGCGTGACGAAGCCGCTGATCTACGAGGACCTTGCGCCAATAGAGCGGCGGCTGTATGGGGTCCAGGGTCCGCGCGTGCGCCTGTCTGAGGATGAACTTGTCGGCGCGCGTGACTACCTGTATGGACCAGCCGATCCCGCAACGGGATTGCGTCCCGGTAGCGTGGTCTCTCCCGAAGACACGGCCCGCATCCAAGCCTTCGAGGAACGGTATCGAGGGACTTCACACCTTGCGCGGCGGCGTCAGGAAGTCGCCAAAGTTCTTGCCAAATATGAGCCGTCAGCCCTTGAGAAGTTCACGACTGGCGGCCCGACCGCGCAGGCAGGCTTCGGCGGCGAGATGGGTCCGGGACAGGTAGCCCGCGGCGCAGCCGAGCAGCCGCGGATGGCTCAAGCGCCACTGTCTGAGATCGCGGCGAGCGAAGCAGACCGGATCGCTCAGGCGCGCGCAGCACGCCAAACTCCTTCCGCGCCCGCGGCGGCGGCCTTGACGGAACAGGCGGCGTCCTCCCCGCCTGCAAGGCCGCTGTCCGCACCGCGTTCGGTTGCCACGTCGCGGCCTCGATATCGGGACGTCGAGCCACGCTTCGAGTCGGATTTTGACAAGGCCGTCTACATCGTCACGAATCCGGGTGCGTCCGTACGCCACCCTGAAATCCTCGCGTGGGTGCAATCTGCCGCGCCGAAAGGTTTTGATCTTCCGGGCGCTGGCCGGGCGGTTCGGGCAAGCATCAAGTCTCTTTACCAACCAAGTCAGCCGCTCAATGTGCCAATGCAGAATGTGACACTTCGGGCGGCCCCGCCAGCCGCCGCCCCGCCCGGAGTCGCATGGCAGACGACTGTTCAACGGGGAAAACAGGCGCCGGTTGTCGTGAGCCAACAGGGTGCCGCTGCCCCGCCCGCGCCACCGCCTACTGCGCCGCCACCCGCTGGCCGTCCACCTCCCGGTGTTCCCCCGGCCGCGGCTGTCCCGCCCGCGGGCGCGACCCCGCCATCGCAGCCCACACTCATCCCGCCCGGACATTCCGGCGTGAACGAGACGCTCTCGCAGGCCCGCGCCATCGTGCAGCGAGACCGTCCGGGGATCGTCACCCGCATCGCGGATCTCGTACCTGGCGTCAAGCAAGCCGTCCACCGAGCGCAGCCCAGGCTGGACCAGCCGGAAGGAATGACGGCAGGGTGGGTGGGGGAAGGACTCGCTCAGGGCAAGGTCGACACCGCGTTGCAGCAAACCCGCATCGGCCATCTGGCCCAGCTCGACGCCGCCTTTGGGAAGGGCGCGAGTGGAACGCGCGACTTCAAGCCCGCGGGCGTCGCGTTCCGCGGCACGCCGGAACAGGCCAAGTACCCCTACGTCGGCACGCTGGCCGACATCATGGCGCGGCCTTCTCTCTACTCGCTCTCGCCAACCCAGAAGGCCGTGCTCGGCGCGATTCAGGCCGAACGCTCGGCGGCATTCAACGGCGTCAAGAGTTCCTACGGACTGGATATCGGGGAGTTCCCGGTAGAACCGGGCGGGGTCCATCTGCCGAGCGTGGACATCGAGGAAACCGCACTCGCGATGGCGGGCGGCGAACGGGGCGCGCTTCTGCGAGGCCGCACCAAGACCCGCGTGTATGCCACCGCTGCGGACCGCTGGGCGCACGATCCTGAGTTCCGCCCTGAGACGACCGTGTCGAGTCTGCTGGCGGCCAACGACATGACGCTCGCCTACGGGTCGGGGCACCGTGTCCTCACCGAAGGACTCGGCGGCAAGACGCGGCTGCAGGTCATACAGGAGACGCACCCGGAACTGGCCGCCAAGATGGAAATTCTCCAGAAGCGGCTCACATCGCTGCGTGCGACCGCGAACCGTATCGGTGGGAAACAGGCCGAGGCGGTCGACACGTTCGCGCAATCTCCGCTCGATCCCGCGGACCTCGCGACGCTTCAGGCTGACCTGAACCCAATGGTCGGCGCGGACGCGGTAGGCAGGAAAGGCCCGAACTTCGGCAAGGACTTCAAGGACCTCAAGGAGGAAGTCGCGCAGGCCAAGGCCGCGATAGCCGCGCTCCGTCCCGCGTGGGAGGTCGCGAACCTAAAGCCCTACGTGTTCGTGCAGGATGGCATCTATCGTTACTTCCCGGTCAAGGAGGCCGATCAGGTCACGGAGCTTCTGAAGAAGTCGCAGAACCCCATCGTGCGTTTCATCGACAACGTGCGTGCGACCGCGTTCGGCGGCGACCTGTCGCCGATCTCGATACAGGGCGCGACCTCATGGCTCTCCGATCCCATCGGCACGTCTCGATTCGTCGCCCAGGGTAAGGGCGGACTCACACAGGCCGGGATGCTCGCGGACATGAAGGCGAATCCTGAAAGCTGGCAGCGGTTCACGGCCGCGACTGGCATCAACCCGCTGGGCGGGGTCGATCTGGAGTTCGCGACCGGCTTCATCGGGAAGATCCCGAAGGCCGGGAAAGGCTGGGTCAAGTGGAACGAAGCCCTCTACCGGCCGATCACACGACTCCAGAAGGACGTGTTCGAGAACTCCTATCAGGCGGCGGTGAAGCACGGCCTCTCGCCCGAGCAGGCGATGGCGGTCGCGGGCGACGACGCCACGAAGATCATTCCGCGCTCGAACTACCGCAGGCTCGGCCAGTCGTCGGCCGACGCCGCCCACTATCGCGCCGCGCTCACGTCCGTGTCGTTCCTGACGCAACCGGCCGCGCTGATGAACGACGCGGTCAAAGGGCTGGTGAAGATCGGGACCAAGCAGACGATCACGCAGTCCGAACGGTTCGCGGTCAAGCGCGTCCTTACCCTGGTCGCGACCGTCGAGGCCATTGCGATCATGTCGAACACCTACCACGCCCAGACCCACGGGCTGGACGTCGAACAGGCGGTGAAGGACTCGCTCGATCCCAACTCTGGGAAGTTCATGTCACTGGTGCTCCCGAACGGCGCTCGCGTAGGTCTCGGCGGCCCGTTCCGTGGCATCATTCGCGCCGTGGCACCGCGAGAGGTCAAGGTCGCCGGGGTCGACCGTCCGATCCCGATGCCGTTCGTTGGGCTAGAACGGTTCGCCAAGGGCAAGATGGGACCGGCCATTCGTATCGCCTACGACGAGATTCTGAACAAGGACTACTACGGCCGGCCGATCCGCACCGAGAACTTCCCCGTCAACATCCTGCAATCGCTCGAATACGCCCTTGAAGGCGCGGCCCCCCTGACTGTGGGCGGCGCGGCCGAACAGGTCCGACAGGGGGCGACCGCGGGCGAGGTCGTGCAGGAAGTCGCCTCGCAGTTCATGGGCACCAACTACCTGCCAGACGATCCCGCGTACGCCGCGAGTGTGCGGTGGCAAGACGAGTTCAAGGAATACCAGGGCTTGCCCACGAACGCGCGCGAGGCGGCGGCCAAGAGGGTGCCGACGCGGGACGCGTACCGCAAGCGCAACCCCCAGATCGAGGCGAAGCTGTTCATCGCTGGCGAGATCAGTTCGTTGTCGACCGGCGCGGCCAAGGCCCACGCCCTGACTCTCATGAGGCAGAACAACATCAAGTCCGCGGACGTAAAGAGCCTTGCGGTTCGCGACTTCGACAGTGCCCCCCACATCGCGCTCCGTCGCTACTTCGCGCAGCAGTTGGGCGAGCCGTTCGTGTCGGGGAAAACGCGGTGACGATCCGGTGCAAGTCCTGCAATCACAAACTCATGGAGTTCATCGAGGGGCGCGGCATCATCAAGTGCCGATGTGGAACCGTGAACATCATTGTGGGAGAATCGGCAGTCGTGGTCAGGTCCGTGGGGGAGGAAGCCCGTGGACAAATTGCTGCTGAAACTCCTCGTGATCGGGTTAATCGTGAGTCTCGCGTGGAGCGCGGCGCTGTCGTGGGCGGTGTTCTCCGGGCCGTCTGAACAGACGCCTTTGACAACGCCCGGCCGCACCACGGCGCGGGCGACTGAGCGAGCGTTATCGGACAGGAACGCGCAGATTGATCGCCTTATCGCGGACGCGACGAGACAGATCAAAGACAACATGATTGCGACAAGCATGGCGAGTTTCACCCGGTAACGCTCGCGCGCGTTCATGTTGACAGGGAGTAACCGCACAAACTAGGCTTAACGCCACATTTACGAGTGGCCCAATGGTGGCCCCGACTTCCGCGTGCGCGTTTCTGCGCCGGGGGAGCCGGGGCCATTTGTTTTGTAAGGGGAGTTCATGCTCGACACGACCATACAAGACCCCACGGTGGTCGCCCCGCCTGCAGACTCGCCCGCACCGCCCGCCGCCTTGTCACCGGCACCCGACGCGGTTGTCGAACCGGCAACCCCTGCATCCACAGACGCCGTTCCCGCGGTCGCTGCCGCGCCCGAGGCTACAGGCGCAGAGACACCTCCCCCTGCGCCTGCGGTCTCGCCCGAGATGCGCGAGTACATCGCGACCCTCGAACGAGAGCGCGCAGAAGCGCGTAGCCAGGAAGACATGCGCGCCCTCCACGAGGAGACCACGCGGTACGCGCAACGCCTTCAGACCGAACAGGGTCTTACGCCTGAGCAGGCCGATTACGTCGCGAGGCGCGAGGGCCAACAGGCGCAGCGTGAGTACCAGCAAGCACGGTTTCGCGAGGGGCAGATCAACGCCGCGTTCGAGATCGGCAAGGAACACGGCGTCGACCCTCGGATGCTCATGAACCTGCCGACCCCGCAGGCAATGGAGCAGGCGGCCCAGCGCGTGAAGGCCCAGACGGAAACGCAGTCCGAGGTCGCAAAGCTCAGGGCCGAGCTCGCCGAGGTGAAGAAGAAGCTCGTGCCGCCGCAAACGTTCTCGGCTCCGGGGGTCACGGCGCAGCCCGGCTCCTCGGACTACATCGCGGCTCTCAAGGGCAAGGGGCCGCTGCCAACTGCGGCAGAGATCGACAGGTACGTCGCCCAGCGCATGGCACAGGGCTAGGCCAAAAAGGAGACTCCGATCGCAAACGTAACTGGCACCACCGCAGATAAGTTCATCGACGAAATTTGGAGTGCTGAGCTTAACAGAGCCGTCGAGTTCAAGCTCGTGATCGCGGGCCTGTTCTCCGACTGGTCCGGCAGGATGACTGGAAGCGGCGACGTGTTCCATCTGCCGGCACGCCACAACCTGACCGCCAACACGAAGTCGGCGGGTTCAGACGCGACGCCCGAGGCGATCACCGAAAGCGAGCAGACGTTCACGGTCTCGACGCACCAGATCGTGGCGCAGGAGATCGAGGACTTCGCGGAAGTCATGTCGAAGTACGACATCCGCGCCGAGTACACCACGGCCGCGTCCTACGCCCTCGGGCGCGCACAGGATGTCGCCGCCGCCGCTCTCCTCGACGACAACACGACCCAGACGGTCGGGACCCTCGGTGCTGAGATGACGGACGACAACTTCATCCGCGCGTGGCAGTACCTTCAGGACTCGTCCGGGATGTCGCCCTACAAGGGCGTCGTTTCGCCTGGGTGCTGGGGTGGCATGCTCAAGGTCGAGAAGTTCATCCAGGCGCTCTACAACGGCGACACGGGCGGCAACGCGCTGCACGAGGCCCAGATCGGCAAGGTCTACCAGTCGACGTTCTACGCCTCGCCCCTGACGGTCGGGACGGCCCCCAACTCCAGCGGCCACATCTGGGCCGGGGACCACTTCTTCAAGATCGTCAAGAAGCAGCCCAAGCAGGACGCGTGGTTCTCCCCGCTCGCGAAGGCGTGGGTGCTCGCCACCGACCAAATCTACGGCGTCTTCGAACGCGAGGAAGCCGACGAGGGCGCAGCGGTCACGACGACCGCGAAGCTCCACGGGGTCCGTTTGCAGAGCCTCAAGTAGTGACCACGCTCATCGTCCGTCCCACCCTGGACCGCAAGCCTTACAGGTTGCGCTGTCGCTTCAAGATCGAGCCGTACCCGCCGCCTTTCAGGCTGGACCGGGAAAAGGTGAAGGTCGCGGAGCAGTTCGTGCGCGACATGCACAAGCAGGGGTGGGAGCACGTCGAGAGTCACGGCTTCAAGATGACCGGGCCGTTCCCGATGGTCGAGCCAGTAACGATCCGCCCCCGGCGCACGCCAACGGCCAGAGAGATGCTGCCACGGGTCGCGAGGGGCGAACGCTTTCTGGACGACGGCGATACCGGCGTCTCGTTCGTACCTTCGCTCGCTGCTTCTGACTACTTCGAGTACGAGATCGCGGCCGTGTTCAGCCGAGAGCAAATCCTGACCGAACGGGCCGACGCACACGAAGAGGAACTTGAATGACACTGGCCCATGAAGTCTCAGACCCCGTCTCGTCCGAGCTGGGACGGCGGATTCAGCCGACGTTCGGCTACTACCGGCAGCCGAACGGCTGGATCACCATCTCGCCCATCACGCGGCTCGAAAAGCTCCGCTACGTCGAGCATGGCTGGGTGTCTCTGGACGCGTACGGCGCGTTCGACATGGGCGCGTACACGGCGAACCACCCCTTCGAGGGGCTGTTCATGTTCGGCGGCGCGAAGGAAATGTCCGTCGATCAGATTCTTCAGACCGGCCTCTACATCGACCCGCCCCTGGTGCCGCGCTGCCGCCAGCACCTCACCCAGTTCCACCGCTCTCACACGGCGAACTGCTGGCGAGGGGCGCAGCGTGTGGAGTTTCCCCAACTCGCCGACGTCCCGAAGGAACTCATCGGCCCGTTCATCTGCGACTTCTGCAACCGCAAGATGCCGACCGCGCAAGCACGCGAGCAGCACCAGTCCGTGGCGCACACCGAGCCTCTCGGTGACGTGCGGACCGGGACCAGCCTCGGCAAGGCGCTGGCAGAGGCGATGAACAAGGTCAACGCGCCTGTGGCTCCTGCGCCCGCGATGCCGTCGCAAGACGAACTCCTGAAGCGGATCGCCGAGCTTGAGGCGAGGGTCGCGATGGACGTGACCTGCGAGTGCGGGGGCGTCTACCGGAAGGGCGGCGAGAACCTCCACAAGCGCGGCGGCAAACACCGGAAGTGGGAAAAGACAGCGCAGCCCGTCTAACTCAAGGTTCTAACCCGAACGTAGCGGTCCCGCCCACGGCGGGGATGCCGAAGAAAGGGAAGTCAGATGCCGATCAGCAATAGCACAAAGCCCGATATGAGGTTCGCCCCTGCCCTTCGAAGGGTGATGGGGTACAGCCGTCTGTATCCGTTCATCGAGCAGCACTCTCTGAACGTGGTGCAAATGCTTCCTGGGGGCGACGATTTCCTGGGCGACACCCTTCGCACCGACATCTACACCGTGGCAAACGGCGGTGGTGCGTCTGCCGCCTCACCGGTCATCACCGCCGACACCCTCAACGGGGTCTGCGACTTCGTGACGGGCACGGCAGGCAACAGCACCGCGAGCTCCGAGCTTTCTACGGGCCTGGCCTTCCGGGGAGACCGCAGCTGCGTCATGGTGGCGCTTCTCGCCGTGGACGTCATCACGGGCGTCAAGATCGAGGTGGGGTTCACGGACGTAGCCACCGATCCGGGAGCCGTGAACGTCAAGGCGACTCCGACATTCAACGCCACCGACTGCGCCCTGTGGGTGTTCGACACCAGCGACTCAGGCGTTGGATGGGAAGGGGTGGCGGCCAACAACGGCGACACCTCGCCAATGGCTACCGTCGAGGCCGGCATAGACCCCGTTGCCGCGACCAACGAATGGCTCATGGTGGAACTGCTGCGGAACGACAGCGCCAACAACCAGTGCGCTGTTGTATTCAGGCGGTTCACCGAGGCTGGCCTGATGACTTTCGGCCCTGAGGTGGGTTCGAGCGCCATCGGCGGGGGCGCAGACCCGCAGGGGCCGAACAGCAACGTCCTCTTGACCCCATGGGTGTACGTGGAGGCCAGGAACGCCACCAGCAAGACCCTGAGCCTCGACTACTGGAACGCATGGCAGTTCCGTACGGTTCCGACGTAGAAAAGCGTCAGTTCAGGACCATTCCATAGCCGTCTAATAACGGCTGGAGAAAGGGAAGACATGAGCATCGCGGTAGTTCGGCAAACCTCGGTTCCGGCCAACGCAGAGGCGGCGGCGGTAGACCTAAGAGTCAACCGGCGCGGCGAGCTGGTCACAATGCCCTGGTACACCTCCCTCGTTCTTGAGGGCAAGGTGTTCACGGCAAACGCGGGCACGATCTCGGCCCCCGTGACGCTCGTCGGCACGGCAATCGTGGTGCGACGGCCGCAGCTTGCGGTCAAGGTGCCATCCTCGTCCACGATCATCATCCCGCTCTACATGGCGCTCTACTTCGAAACGCAGGGCGGCGCGGGTGTCAACGAGGTCGCGTTCTCCTGCACGGCCAACGACATCCTGCGAACCAACGGAACCGCGATCACGCCGGTCAACATGCTGCGCGGCTCGACCGTGAGCACCGCCTGCGAGGTGGACTCCATCTACTCCGGCGACTCGGCGGCCTACACCAGCGCCCTTGAGTTCTACCGCTCCGGCTACCCGACCGACGCGTCCTTGACCCTGACGCCCCGGCCGCTCTACGAGTGGAGCTACCTGGTACAGGGCAACGCCCCGATCCTGAAGGGTCCGGCGTCGCTCATCATCAGCTCCGGCGCAGCGACCTCTCAGACAGGTTTCGCGACGATCACCTGGGCCGAGTTCACCGCCACCGAGTTGGCGTAGGAGGACGACATGGGCGCAATTACTGCCGTAAGACAAACGTCCGTCCCGTCCGCAGGCTCGGACGGCACCAAGACGCCGATTCGTGTCAATCGGCGCGGCGAAGTCGTCACGATGCCGTGGCTGATCTCGCTGGCCCTTGAAGGCAAGCTGTTCACAGCCTACCTGGGCTCGATCTCCGCGCCTGTCACGTTCTTCGGCGCATCTCAGACGGCTCTCGTGCTTGAGGACGCCGAGATCGCCATTCGGAACGTCGCGGGCTCCGGCAAGGTGTTCATGCCGGTCTACTTGGGGATCGTGTTCGAGGCCGCTGCTGCCGCCACGATCAACGAGGTTGTGTTCTATGCGTCCAACGTGGACATTGGAACGGGCACGTCGACTGCGCTCGCGGCCAACCCGCTGACCACGGTGAGCGGCTACGTCAACAACTTCGTCAACGGCTTTCGCGGCGGCTCGGCCGCTCAAGTCCAGTCGCTCTACTCGGCTGTGGGCAACACGCAGTCCGGCGTGGACGAGTTCTACCGGAGCGGCTATCCGTCGAGCAACCAGGACGTAACGCTGGCCCCCCGGACCCTCTACGAGTGGTCTGCGCTGACCCACGGGAACGCGCCTCTGGTGACTGCTCCCGGCACGATCGCCATAGCAGTCGGCAGCGGTACGGCCGCGGGCAACACCGGGTTCGTGGTGGCGACTTGGGCCGAGTTCAGCTCGGACGAGATTCGCTAGATGAGCAAGACGCTCACATGGTTCATCGCGGGCGCCGTGGGCACACGGTCTACGGCGCCAGCCTTCCGTATGGACAGCAACTACAAGGTGACCCACGTGTGGGCACAGGTAGAAAACGCGCCCAGTGGATCGAACCTGATCTTCGACATCCGGGAAGACGGAACTTCCCTGTTCTCTGCGACCAAGCCCAGCGTGGTCAAGGGGAACACCGAGATGCACGACCGCGATGTGATCTACACCTCAAACATGCTGGACGAGGGCGCGGTCATCACCCTGGCCGTCCTGACCGCGGATAGCGGAGGGACCGCCCGCGACCTGACCGTCCAGATGGATCTAGAGGAAATCACGGCATGACCTCCAAGCTACGTAACAGGAGCATCCGACTATGGACGCTGTAAAGAACCAACTCGTGAGTGACGTGGCCGAGCTGAAGCAGCAGGTGACGGCGCTGACGGCGCGCCTTGAAGGTGTCGCGGCGCAAAGCCACGTACACGAAGCCCCCGCCCCGGAGCCTCCGAAGAAGAAGCTCTTTGCGTCTTCGCGGAAGCAGTAGCCCCGGCCAAAAGACTCCACAAGAAATAGAGGAGAAACCGACATGAGCGACATCCGTCTTCGCATGAGGCAGAACACCTACGACGCCGTAGGTGAGGGGCAGCCGGTGCTGGCGCGTGGCAACCGCCGCGGCGAGCTCGTGGTTCCCGACTGGATGACACAGCTTGCCATCGACGGCAACGTGTTCAACATCTCGCACGCGGTTCAGGAAACAGGCGACCTCTGTGGCGAAACCTCGCCGGGGTCCGACAACGTCAACCCGTCCATCTTGGTCGACGTGCCCTCTGGCACGACCATCATCCCCCTGGAAGTCCTGCTGGGCGTCGAGGGCACAGGAACGGCGGGCGACTGGCTGTGCCGTATCAGCACCGACGACGGAGTCAGGTACTCGTCGGGCGGCGGCGCGCTCACTCCCGTCAACATGGCGAAGGACGACCCCAGTACCTCGTCAACCTCCGCTTACTCAGGTTCCACCCAGATCGTCGCCTCTGCGAACACCGACGACGACACCATCTGGTTCAGGCGGATCGACCAGGCCGCCCTTGGCGACAGCGGGAACATGAGCCTGGCGCACTGGTCGGCCAAGCAGTTCACGCCGCCCATCCTCATCGGACCCGCGTCGCTCCTGATCTACGTCATCGTGGGCAACGTGGACAACGAAGTCCTGTTCTCCGTGAAGTGGGCCGAGTTCGACACCGGCGACGTGATCGTGGCCCGTACTTAGCACAATCGAATAGCGGGGTAGCTTCTCCCGCGCCCGACAGGGCAGAAAGGAATGTGTAGTGGTGCTCATCAGGCACTCGGACGCAGACGGGCGTCCCGGCGAGTTCGTCACGAAGGACGCCCCGCTCCCCGTAGAGGTTTTTGATACCGCCGAGCGTCTCGCGCTGACCCAGAACGAATGGGGCCTCGCCGTGAGCACCGCGGCAGTTCCGCTCACCAGCCCTCCCGACGAGGCGCACGCGGCAGAAATCTACGTGAGGACTGCCAGCGTCGTGTTCACGCGGAGTCCGGGCGATCCGCCCACTTCCACACGAGGCATTCAGGCCGATCCGGGAGACATCATCCTCCTCAAGTCACGGAGCGAGATACAGCACTTCCGGGCGATACGGCAGAGCGTGACTGACGCCGCGCTCGACGTCGAGTACTTCAGCAAGGTAGCGGGGTAGCCATGCCTGGACATGACGGCCCCGTCTACCGGCCCTTTGGCTACCGCAGACTCCTCACGAGTCCGGCAACGACCTACGGGGATCGCTGGCAGGAGAACGCGGCCCGCCACGCTGCCCTCTACGAAGCCGTCTACGGCCTTCTGGGTACGACGGCCACCATTCTGCCGTTCGCCGACGCCTACCACGGCACGCCCTCAGCCACCACGTTTACGACTCAGCGAGCCACGTCCACGGGCGTCAACGCGACCTTTACATGGAGTTCGGCGCCGAGTGGTTGGACCACCGCCCTGAACCTCGGGAGTCCCGGCAGTTACCAGGGCGTCATTCCCATTCTGCGGTTCGATGGCGCGGCGAACGAAGCGGACAGCCCTGACAACGCCTACTGGTCACGGGCCGCAGGAGCTTTTAGCGTTGGGGCGTGGGTCAACATGGTGGACGCCACAAACTCCGCCATCCTGTCGAAGTACACGGCGACCGGGGACCTGCGAGAGTGGCGATTCATTCTCAACGCCTCAGACCAACTCCAACTCATCCTCTCGGACGAAACCGACGCTACGACCCCGAACGCCACGATTGACTCCGCGGCTGACGATGCGCTGTCTCAGAACGCGTGGGTCTTCGTGGTCGCGACCTACGACGGGTCAGCGAACGCCTCGGGTATCAACCTCTATCAAGATGGCGCGGTGGTCGCGAGCACCGACACGGACGACGCCAACTTCACGTCTCTGCGGGACACCACATCGGTTGTAGAGCTGGGCGACACCGAAAACGCCAACTTCTTCGACGGAACGATGGCGGGCGGGCCGCTTGGCCCCTTCTTCACCCAGATCGCCCTTACCGCGGATCAGGTCGCCCGGCTCTATAACGTAGGACGCAGAGCACTGGCGCTCTAACCCCATGCCAAACCTAACGGCTAAACGGCAGGCTTGGTGGAAGAGCTACTACGCCCGCAATCGGGAGACCATGCGCGCCCGCGCGAAAGCCCATTACCAAGCGCGTCGAGAAACTGACCCAGAGGGGATTCGTAATGAGGCTCGTGAGCGAGCCCGTAAGCGTCGTCACGCCCTAACTGGCAAGACACCGGTGATGTCCTTTATTCGTTGGTGCGAATTGCACCCCGAAGCAGCTACAAAAGACGCCTATTCGGCAGATCAGAAACTTCGAACCAGTCAGCACAGTAGGGAGTATTACCAGCGCATTAAAGACAAGCGCCGGGCTGCCGACTTGGTCTCCCGCTTTGGCATCACTGAGGCGGACTACGCCCGTATGTTGGCTGAACAGAATGGTGTCTGTGCTATTTGCGGAGGCGGTCAGCGGGGCCAACGGCGTCACCGTGGGCGATGTCTGTCAGTAGACCACGACCACTCAACGGGCCGTGTTCGTGGCCTGCTCTGCGACAACTGCAACAGGGCACTTGGATGGTTGGGCGACAGCCTTCCACGAATACGCAAAGCGATTCAGTATCTAGAAGAGCGGGCCTAGATGCCAGTTTTGGCGGCGAGAACCCGAAGACAACTCCGTGCCTCGGTTTTGTATAACTGCGGCGCGATCATCGAGATCACCGCCTCGGCCACCGGGACGACGACGACGGTCGTGACGAACCAGCTCGCGCTGGGCGCGTCCGACGACTACCGCGGCTGGCGCATCTGGCCCACGTCGGGAGCCAACAACGCCAACCTGCTGCGAACCGTTACCGCATCGTCTGTGGCCGCGAGCGTGACCACGCTGACCATCGCGCCCGCGCTCACAGACGCGACCGCGGCCAACGACACGTTCCAGCTCATCGGGAAGTCCGGTCTCGAACTCCACCCCGAGATCGTGAACGAGTACATCAACCAGGCGATCATCGAGGTCACGGGGCTGGCCTTCGTGCCTGTCGAGAGCCTTGCGCTCCACGGCGACGGCCGACAGACGCGCTTTGACGTTCCCAGCACCCTCACAGCGATCTCAGGGGTGTACACGCGCAGGTCCGTCGAGAGCACGGTGATCCACGACGCCGCGACCGAGTGGGACGAAGCGGCGGCTCCCGCAAACGTCACCCGCGTCGTCGATACCGAGGACTACAAGGTTGGGGGCGCGTCCAACAAGTTCACCATCGCCGGGGGCTTCACGACCGGCGTTGTGTCCTCGAAGGCGATCACATCACTCGACCTGTCCGGGTACGACTACGTGGAGTTCTGGGTCAAGTCCACCACCGCGACCGCCGCGGGCGACTTCACGCTGCTGCTCGACGACACGGCGCTCGCGGTCTCTGCGCTCGAAACCCTCTCGATCCCCGCACTGGCCGCGGATACGTGGACGTTCGTGCGGGTCGCGCTTGGGAATCCCGAACTCGACACCGCCATCATCAGTGTCGCCCTGAACGCCGCCGTGAACATCGCGGCGAACACCGTCTGGATCTCGGACGTTCGGGGGGTCCTCGACTCGACGGCCTCATGGGTTCTCATGGACCGCAACAACTGGCGGGCCGAGGAGAACACCCGCGATCTCGTGTTCCGCCACGCTCCACCCAGTCGCCTGTTGAAGCTCACGGGCGGCAACACACCGTCCCTCCTCACGGCGGATGCGACCGCGAACACCATTGACGACGACTTCGTGATCGCCCGCGCCACTGAACGCACCTTGCTTTCTCAAGGCGGCGGCCCATCGACCGATCCCGACGCGCTGCGTTCCCTTGCCTCCTACTGGGGCAAGCGCGCAGACCAAGCGAAGGCCGCACTCCCGTGGACTCCGGGCATGAGGGTCGTCAGTTAGATGCCAGGAGCGGTTGCGAAATCCGGCGAAGTCCTGCTGAACTCTGTTCCTCATCCCATCACGGGCGGCGTGAAGTCGGCGCTCGCCTCGATATACCCGGAAAAGCAGGTCACGGGCGACTACCGCTACGACTCCCAGCGGCGCGCCTCTGTGCTCGTGATGAACAACTGGCGCGACGGCATCGGCCTCAACAAGATGCGGACGCCGGATCAAGTAAATCGTGCGTGGTGGTCGACTTGCCAGTTGCGCTACCACGGCCACCTTGTACCGCCTGCCCTTGCCACCACCACGGCCGCGTCCGGCGTCACCGGCGTCTTCACGGTCGGGGCCATCGGGGAGCTGGCTTCCGAGATCTACGCCGCCTTTGGCACCGACGTTCGCAAGTACAACAACACGACGGACTCGTGGGGTAGCTCGCTTGCGACCCTGCCCGCCATAGCGACCGACGCCATCACGTTTCGCATGGGCGGGACCGTCTATCTGGCCTTCGTGACCTCCGGAACCCCCGGCGGCTATACCTACACAAGCGACGGCGCTTCCTTCAACGACGACACGAAGGACACGCAGTTCCTTTCCTACTGGGACGATCGCCTGTGGGGGATCGACTTCACAGGCCAACTCTGGTTCTCGACCGCCATCGGGACAGAAACGAACGCGGGCCAGCTTCCCTTGCCCAACAACTCCGTGACCAACCTTGAGGTTGGCCGCCTCGCAGACGGCACGCTGGCCCTGTACGCGGCGACCACCTACGGCCCCTACGCCTACGACAACGACAACGGGGTGTTCCACGAGGTGGAGTTGGCGATCCCCCCGCATCCCGACAGCGGCAAGGGGTTTGCCCGCTGGCGCGACGCCCTGTACTACTCGTCCGGCAACGGCATCCACCGCTACGGGGCAGGTGAGGGGCCGGGCGCGGCCGTCTCCGTCATGGGGCCGGACCGCGACGACGGCTTGCCCTCGGACAAGCGCGGCGTCATTCGCCAACTACTCTCGACGCCCAACGAGCTTCTGGCGATCTTCGACGCCACGACCGCGCCCGGCGAGTTTGACGACTTCAGCGCAGAGAACGCGCCGAACGCGGCCGACGTGATCGACGTCGACACGGGCTTCTCTCACATCCTGGGCTGGGATGGCGGGGCGTGGGAAGTCAAGTGGCTCGGCGGGGAAAACGCAGCGGCGATCACCTACGCCCATGTCTCGAACGCCTACTCGACCTATCGCCTGTGGTGGGCGCACAACCAGCGCATCTACTACATGTCGATCCCGCGGGACATCGTGAACCCGAACGAGATCACAACGTTCGCCTACGCGGCCTCAGCCGAACACGAGACGCCGTGGTTCGACGCAGGCCAGATCGAAGTCACCAAGACGGCCCTTGAACTACGGGTTGAGCTTGCCGGGGCCACGGCGACCGAGACGGCCACGATCTCCTACGGCTCGAACTACTCGGCCTCCTACACGCAGTTGGGCGTGATCTCCTCCAATGGCGTCACGAGTTACCTGTTTCCCGACTCGTCAACGCCCACAGGCACGGACTTCCGGGCGATCCGCTTCAGGGTCGCGCTCGCTCGTGGTTCGACCACGACGCTAAAGCCCGACGTGCTGTCGATGGCGCTGATCTACCGCAAGAAACTGCCGGCGAAGTACGGCCATGAGTTCGAGATCGACTTCACCGTGCCCGTCTACGGCGGACGGTCGCCCGCAGAACGGCGCGCCGCCCTGATTACCGCTGTGGAGACCACGACGCTGGTCGAGTTGACGTTCCGCGACGACTCCGGTGGGGATCGCAACTACTACGTCGACGTGGTGCAGGCCACGGGCCTTGAGGCTACCGGGCACGACGAACGGGGGAAATCCACCGTGACGTGCATTGAGGCTTAGATGAGGGTGATCTTTGGCTCGACTCAGGTCTCGACGGCGACGACTCGCGTGCAGCTCAGCGCCACGGCTGACCAGGTGAAGAAGATCCAGTTCCAGACGCGCGCTGGGAACACGGGGCGCATGTTCATCGGGTTGTCTGACGTGGCGCTGGCTACGAATAGTTGGGAGTTCGAGATCCCGGTAGCCGCCCGCCCAATAGCGCACCTGTCACTGGACTTTGGCGAGGGCTCGGTCCCGCTAAGTACGTTCTACGCCGACGCCACTGTCAATAACGACCGCATCGACTGGGTCGCGATCGTGAGGTCTTAGCTTGGCAACGCAAACGTTAGAGGCACGCTTCCGGGCAATGGTCGAGAAAACCGGCCCCCTGTGGAATGGAAGTTCCTGTTGGATATGGCGTGGTGCCAAAGATAACGTGAATGACGGTTATGGAGTGATTCGAAGCGGGGGCGGGCGGAAGTTATCAAGAACCCAGAAGGCGCATCGGGTCAGCTATGAACTTCTAGTCGGGCCGATCGCTGCGGGCCTTGAAATAGATCATCTCTGTCGCGTTCGTGCCTGTGTCAATCCGGCACACCTAGAACCCGTTACACGCGCTGAGAATAATCGCCGCGGCAAGTCTAGTCAGGTTCTTAGCGATTTCTGGCGACTTAAAACGCACTGCCTACGCGGACATCCTTTCGACGATGCCAACACATATGTCACGCGTGCTGGCAGAAGGCATTGCCGTGCCTGCACTGCGTTATCGGGACGGAAGCGCAGACAGCGGCAGCACGGTTCTTGGAAGCAGGCGCGTTGTGAATGCGTCTGCGGGCGATCTGGCTGTGTATCAACAATGCCTGGCTCGCGGGGCGCCTCAGGAGTCGATGTTCTTGGAGAAGTAGGTCCTTAACATGGCGACGCAATTACTGGCTTCGTTCCTCTTTACAAATGCGGGTGTTCCTATCGAGGGGGCAACTGTTGATTTATTGGCCCGCAACACCACGACGCCGGTGCTCGCGACGACGACCACCGACGCGAACGGCTACTGGGCGTTCTCGCACGCGACCGAGGGGCGTTACGACGTTCGGATCACGAACGGCTCAAGTGTCCGCTGGCACATGTACGACGCGTCGGCGCAGTTCACGGCACTGGAAGTCCAGACGCTTCGTGTTCGCAATCCTGCCTTCACTTTTGATTACGACATCGTGCCCGGTGCGATCACCGCGGACCGCCAGCTCAACCTGCCGGTCATCACGGGCACCGACACGCTGATGACGCTGGGCCTTGCCCAAGCGATCACGGCGGCCAAGACATTCAACGACAGCGTCGCGCTGACTTTTGGTACAGGCGGCGACGCGACCATCCAGTACGACGGCACGAACCAGCTTTACAACTCGCTTGTTGTCGGGACCGGCTATCACGGCTTTACGGGCGACATCTCGGTTGCCAACGGGTACGGCCTGATCGTCGGCCACACGGCGCAGGTGTCTGCCGCTGGCGACACGTCGGAGGTGCAAGTCCTAGGGACAGCCGCGGCGGATGCGTCCACGATACTTGGGCGGTGGTCTGCGGACGTTAATGGCCCTGTCGCCTACTTTGTGAAATCACGGAACGCGACTATCGGCTCTTTCACCATCGTCGCGGACGACGACATTCTCGGCGTGCTTCGGGCAGTCGCGGACGATGGAACCGACTACGTTACGACCCTTGCCGACATCATCTTCGAGGTTGATGACGCGTCCCCTGCTACAAGCGACATTGGGGCCGCGGTCGTGGTCCGCACGCATCCGGGTGGCGGAAACCCTGACGGCATCCGCGAGGTCTGGCGGTGGGACGCTGCAGGCAACTCGATAGCAAGGGCCAGTGCGGTGTTGGGTTCGTCCGGAACCGGCGCAAGCGGCATGGTCCTCAAGAACCTCAAGAACGCCTCCGCCTCCGCCCTCAGCGGTACGCAGCTCGACATCGAGATCGACATCGGCGGCACGCCGTACTACTTCACCGTGTACCCGACCAAGGCGTAGGAGAACGATATGGCGACGAACACGCAAATCAAGGAAGCGACCAGCTTTCCCGCTCGCGCTGACAACCTCGCCTATCCCGGTGGAAAGACTGTTGGCAACGGAGCACTAACGAGGCTGCAAGACTTCCTCAAAGCGACACAGCCCTATCCGGGCGGCGGTGCTTGGCCTGTCGGTCGTCCCGACGCTAACGACGCGGCCTCGTACATCTACAAGGTCGTGTCGGAGGAGGTCTTGGCTTACGAGTTCCGCGTCGCCCGGCAGGCCGTCGCATCACCCAGCGCGTACGAGGGGTAAAGATGTCACAGAACACGATCAACGTGACCGCGCAGGACTTGCACGCGGTGATCCGCAGCCTTCAGGACGAGAACACCAACCTCAAGATGGTGAACGCCTCTCTCACGCGGCAGTACGTGGAGACCCAAGCCGAGCATGCGAAGTGCCCGAAGCCAGCCGCGGCCGATACGCCAGCGGCCTAGTCGCGCCAACACCTATACAATGTGCGCTGTGACTCAGAAGGGACATTCCTATGGTGAAGGCTGACGCGACGACGAAGACCGCGACCGCGGAGGCACCGGCCCCCCCCGCAGCAGTCGAGCCTGTGGCTGTACCGGCTGGGGAGGCGAAGTCCGAGACCAAGGCGGTGCGGTCTTTGCCCACGACCCCAGAGGAGTTCCGTGAAGAGCTCCGCGACGTCTTCGAGCGCGCCAAGAAGGCGGGGTTCCAGCCGATCAAGATCATGGGCGAGCACTATCTCCGTAAGGGCGCTGGGATGATTCGAGGTGTCCTGGATGGGCTTGAGGACAAGAAGGCGTAGCCGAATGTCACCGCTGGGCTGGCTCCTACGTATCATCTTCGTCTCCATCTTTGGCTCGTTCGTCGCGGTGCGGGGGACGAAGTACCTTTTCGGGGAGGCGACCGGCCTCGTGCCCGATCTGGCACAGGCGGGTGTCGGAATCCTCACGTGGACGGCGATCACGACAAAGGCCGGCATGCACGGCATGGTGCGGCGGATGCGTTCAAGTAGTGTGCTCAAGATGCTTGAGCGCCTGTAGGAGAGTGCAAGATGTTCGGTATGGGTCCTCAAGAACTTCTGATAATCGTCGGCTGCATCGCCGCTTTTCTGATCCTGGCCGTCGCGATCAGCTCCAGCCGGAAGTTCCTCAGCCGCTTCAAGAAGGCTGACAAGCCCTCGGCGTCCTAATGCCGAGCGTCCCTGGCTGGGACGCGGGCCGTCGCTTCGGCAAGCGCCTCCACTGGCGCTGCTGGATTGTCTTCGCAGCCTTCGGGCTCGGCAGTAGCGCAACCTGGCAGTTCCGCGAGGCTATCTATCAGTTCCTGCTCGTCCCGGCCGGGGGAATGCTCTCCCCTTACGAGGGGCTGCCAATCTTCATCGCGCCGACAGAGATGTTCGGCGCTACGCTCTATGTTTCCATGCGGGGAGGGGTTATCGCTGCGCTCCCGGTCGCGGCGATCAGTCTCTACACCCTCGTAAGCCAGTGGATTCCGTCTCACGTTCGGCGGTTCATCCGCATATTCATCCCCGTGGCCCTCGCGTGCTGGATCGTCGGGGCCGCGTTCGCCTACTACGTGATGCTCCCCACCGGACTGAGGTTCCTGCTCAGCTTCGGCAATGGAGTCGCGGTCCCGTTGATCGCTATCACGGAGTACCTGAGACTCCTGTGGGCGCTGACCTTCTGGATGGGCGTCGTGTTCCAGATACCGCTGGCGATGTTCCTGCTGGCGAAGATGCGACTCACCTCATCCCGGCAACTCAGGGGGCTCAGGTGGTACGTCTTCGTAGCGGCCCTCATCCTGGGCGCGATCCTGACCCCCACGTTCGACCCCGTGAATCAGGCGATGATGGCGGGTCCGATCTTCGTGCTGTACGAGGTCGGGCTGATCGGTGCGTGGCTGGCGCGGCCACGGGAGGCGGGTCACAGGACGTGCGCGCAGAAGGCTAAGGCGGTGGTGGCCGGGGTCTGGCGGCGGCGCTGGCTCGTGCTCGCGGTGCTGCTGGCGCTGGCGCTCGGCGGGCTGGCCTACGTGATCGTGTTCGTCTGGGACGGCCGCTTGCCTGTCGAGGTGCAGGCGTGGCTGGACAGGGCGGTCAGGTGGGCGCGTGAGGTGATTACGAGGGCGGCGGACCTCGCGCGCTCCACGAAGCCTTAGCGCGCCTTCTCCGGCGTCGCCGACGCCACCGACAGCCCAAGCCGTCGCAACTCCACGGATAGCGCAGACATACGACGTGCATACTTGCCGACGAAGGTAAGGGCAGCGCCCTGCGAGTCGAAGTAGCCCCATTCGAGGCCGCTGCCATCGTTCGCCGCGATGTACCAGTTGCCGTGGACGGTCTGGCGCAACGCGGCGTGGGAGAGGTCGGCCTCGCTGATTCGTGTCACTCGCTCTCTCCCTTCACGCGCTCCAGGGCGGCGCGCAACGCCACGTAGCCGCAGGCGCAATCTGCCTGCGTGGCATCGTGGGCCGCTAGGCTCGCGCACCACGAATCGTTTTCGACGAATCGCTGTCCCGCCTCCACGAGCGCGGCGACCGCGTCGGCGCGGTGGGCCGTAGCCATCGCGGCCTCGGTGATTTCATCGGTCAGTGATTTGCGTCGCGGCCTGAAACACCTCGCGGGGCACGCCCCACGCCTCACGAGCCGCGGCGATCTCGGCCATCATGTCCGTGACGCTGCCGATGGAGATGCCGCGGCCTGTGCGATACCACGTGCGGGCGATCTTGCGGTCGCTGTCTACCACCGTGGGCGTGGGCTTCGTGTCAGGCATTAGCGATCTCCAGTAGAACGTCGGCGTGGCAGGGCTCGTCGAGCGGGCACCAGCAGGCGAGATTCTTACCGTGCAGTTCCAGGATAGCTTCGGCCTCTAGAACGCGGTCGTAACGGATTACCAAGTCCTCATAGAGAATCTTGGCTGTCTCACGGTTGGGAATCGGTAGATCGCTCGCGGCTGGCACAATCGTGCCTACCTCGTAGCGGTTGCCCCACTTCGACGGACGCCCGACATACACCGTGTTCGGCGGCATACGCCAGCCTTTCGTCCGACGACGCTGGACGCGGGTGGGCGTGGGCTCAGGCATGGACGTCGTCTCCGTGTAGATAGCGGCGTATCGCCCCAATGATCTCGTTAACCACGGCCGACGCAAAGCTGAAAGCGATGCCCGCTAATAGCAGCACCCATAAAGGCATCGTCACGGGATCGGTAAAGCTCGTCATGCGTCCTCCATCGGGCGTGCGCTCAACGGCTTCGACAGGCTCATCACATACCCTTCCGTGGGGTGTTCGGCCACCGACGTGAACTTGGGGCCAATGACGGATAGTTGCGCGACCGCTCGCCCGCTCACGGAACATTCCGGGTAAATACAGGCGATCAATTCGAGGCTGATCGGGTAACGGTCGGTGCGGCTATCGAGTATCCACCCGGCGTTACCGCAGAACGGGCATCTGCTGGTGCTCACGTCCCCGGCTCCATCGGGCGTGCGCTAGCGGTAGTCATCGGGGCGTCCTGCGTCTTGCGCCACCATCGCGAAGGTCAAGCGGCATTTGTGGCACCACTTTTCCCTGTCTGTCGGGTAGTAGCGGTACTCGTGCCTGCACTGCTTACCGTCTCGTTCGATTGCGGCGGCGCGGGCATCCTCCATCCCGGCCCACTTGGCAGCCTTGTCATCGGCCAGCGGGAGCAACTTGCCGGATGGAGCGACGGCGTGGGTCTTCATAGTCTTGGCCCGATTCTTGGCGGCGACGATGTGCAGGGCCGTGATCGCGTCGTCGGTCAGAAGTTCTGCATCCCCTAAAGCCGCGAATAGCACATCGGCGATTTCCTCAGCGGCACGCCTTCGATGGTCTGCGTCGATCTCGATACGGAATTCAAGGATTTCCTCGTCGAGAATCCGGTATCGCTCTGCGAACACGTCTCGAAGGTCGCGGGGGTTGAAGCTGCCGAATCCCCATCGCTCATGGAAGTCGTAGAGCGACGCGGCAAGATCAGCCACGGCGCGCACGAATTGTTGACGCTTATCCATCGGTCGGCTCCATCGGGCGTGCGGGGCAGTCGGGGGCGCATGTCCGCGGCTCGCTGTAGGCATGGCCTTGGGACGTGTAACCGTCTGCCCATTCTGCGTAACAAGAGCGGCACCGTTTACCGCCGACCCACTCTCCACCGCGGACTACTTGGATGGTGTCGACTGCCAGCGGTAGCACCTTCGCCAGCCTCGCCTCCGCGTCCTGCCTACGGATGGCCTCGTTGTTCCAACCTGCTAGTCGTGCTGCACTTTGGCCCTCTAGTGCCACGAGTGCGTCGGCCAGTTGCGGGAGCAGCGTGCGGGAACGGGCGATGAAGGCGGCGTCGGCAGGGAACACCGACAGTGATTCCCCCTGTGAACAGCACTCAGGGTCACCGCAGGCTCCATCCGGCGTTATCGCTACGATTGGCATGTCTCGTCTGCGTAACCGTTTCGGTGTGCCGTCACCTTTTCGAGTGATACCGGGCTGCACGATACGGTCGTCGTCATTCTCGTTGACGACCCACGGTCCCGGCGTCGCCTCGGCGTCTAGCCGCTTGGCCTCAGCGATCAGGGCGGCGGTGGTGGTGGTCATACCTCAATCCCATCTGGCGCGTCGTCGTGGCAGTCCGGCGAGTGCTTCCACTGTCCGCCGTCCCACATGAGTTCGTGGCCGTCTCGAACCATCGTGTCGCCAATCGACAGCCGCTCGTATCGCTCAATCAGCGGGTCAGCGTTGGTCATCTGCGTCCTCCCCGGCCTTGGCGTCCGCGGCCAGCGCAGCGCGGGCTATCAGGCGAACGCCCACCTCGCCATCGGCGATCGCTCGCAGCGCCGCCACCAGCGCCCGGTTGCGCTCGCGGAGGGCGTCGCGGTCGGTCACCAAGGCCGCTAGATCGACAATCGTGCGGTCAACTTCCTGCATGCGCGCCCCGGCCGCGAACGCCTCTAGCTCCCTCGCCAGATTGTCTACAAGATGCCGTCGGCGCACCGCGGCGGCGACGATTTTGTAGGTCGCCACGATGGCGTCAGCTCGTGCCAGCGCTTCCTTGCTGGGGGCCTTCTCTGTCTCAGGCATCCGGAGCCTCCTTGCGGCATACGTGGCGTCCTGAATCAGCGTGCCGCCAGACGCCGCCGCACGCGGGGCAGTACCGGCACTGGCTGTCTGCCGCACACGCGCCGATGTCGATGTGCTCGCTGTCGATCACGGTCTCTGTCGTCATGCGGGCGTCTCCCCATCCACGATGACCGGAATCACGGGCACGCCTTCCGGCAGGTCTCGGAATGGGTTCGTTGTCAGGTGGTCGTCGGGCGGCAGCGGTTCGAGTGCGACGGTGTCGCCATGCGCCGCCTTGAGCGCGGCCATTCGTTCCTGCCAGTTGTCGTGGACAATTCCATCCACGGACACGTCTCGGAGCCACGGATGTTGTCCGAAGATCACCGGGGCGCATTTACGGGCGGCGTTCGGTAGTTGGTGTGTCCACAATTCCGAGTTCGTCATGTAGTTGAGGATTTCGTAGACGCCATCAATGCCTTTCGGGGCCAACAGCCGATCATGTGTGATCGACAGAACGGTTCCAAGATCAAATTCCTTCACGCCTCTACCTCCACGACCACCCTTGCATCCTCTACCCGCGTCCAATACTTCTCGATCACGCCCCGCCATATCTGGCCGTCGTCGAAGATCACCCCGGCCCGCGGCCTTCTGCCGTCCGGTTTCTGGAGCACGTCTGCGATCAGCTTGTACGCGACGTTCTCCAGATCGGGCTTGACAGTACACGGCGTCCCGATCATCGCGAGAGCCTTCCGCTTGCTCGTGCTCGCCGGGATCGGCAGGTACGCGGTCACCGTGAGCGTCACGGGCACGCCCTGAGGCACCATGCGCCATCCCTGCTCGCGGGCGGCGATGGCGGCCGCGGTTGCCACCAGGTGCCCGTAGTCGGTCATTTGCGCCCGGTTGAAGGGGCGGACGGCACCAGTGGTCGGGTTCCACGCAATGCGGGTCCTTGACCACGCCACTGGAATCGAGCGCACGGTGAAGGTGAGTTTCATGTCATGCAGTACCCGGAATCACAGGCGTTTTCCTCGCCGAACAACGTCGCCTGGCTCGCCCCGAAGTCCTCGGGAATTGCGACAGCCTCGGCCAGCGGCTTGCGGGCGGGATGGACGTAGAGCGTCATCTTGGTGCGCTTCTCGCGAATAAGGCTGTCCACCGCAAGCGCCTCGGTCCAGTCCGAGCCGCCCGCCCGTTTCTGGGCTCGCCAGTCAGCGAGTTTGTGGAACGGACAGAACACACATGCCGACTTCGGCGGAATCGGCAGGGAACGCGATGCCAGCCAGGTAACGCAGTCCGAGAGGGACATCTGACGATCGACGAGCGGGTACACGTTCGTGATGTACCCAACGTCGCTTGATCGCATCCGCTGAAACTCGTCTAGTGAGATGCCCTGCCACGACTCGACGACGCCGGGGGTCACTTGAATCTTGCGCCGGTCCAACTCCTCGCGGATGAAGCGGCGGATCGGCCGCACTTTCCACATCATCGTGCACTGTCGGCCAACCTGTCCCGCTTCGCCCGTCTCACGGTCGCTGGTGAACGCCGGGATCATCACGCCGTCCGTCTTACTGCGCCACACCTGCACGGGGGTCGTAACGGGTTCCCTAACCGTCACGACCTTCAGCCCGTGCTCGCCCAGCCACGGCTCCCACTGGCGCCGGAAGGCGTAGGTGGCCTCGCGCTCGTGGGTCGTGTCGGCGTGAACGATGAAATCGACGCGCGGCAGCTCGCCGAGCGCCATCATCGCGGCCAGCGTCCACGTCTGACGGCCCCAGCCCATCGACAACACGCGGAGTGCCGTCATGTGGCCGTCGCCTCAGGACACTTCCCGAGCACGGCGTCGATCATCTGCACGGCCTCGACCTCCCGATGCGCGGCGTTGATCGCGCCGACTGTCCCAAGAAATTCGCCCTGGTCCTGCACGTACCACTCGACCATCGTGAGATGCGATCTCACAAGGGCGTCACGCTCTGCGTCGTTCACTTCTTCCCTCGCAGTTTCGCCAGTAGCGCGGCGGTGCGTTTCTTGAAGCACGGCTGGCAGATAGGCGGCGTCGGCTCCCGCTTCGTGATGCCCGGACCTGACGCGCTGAATGACATCGTCATATCGACCTTCTTACCGCAAGCTGAACAAACCTCAGCCATCTACTTCTTCCCTCCACACTTCTCGACCGTCATTGGTCCTGTCACGCCGAGGCCGTCATCAGTTCTTTCAACGGCGTAGGCACGGCATCGCTGGCACGTCGACGACTTCATCACGCCCCAGTCCCGCCACGCGCCGGGAAGGTGGTTAAGCGACCGCGCGACGGCGTTTGCCAGCGCAGCGTTCAGGATCGTGCCGGCATTGCGCAAGTTCTTGTGCATCACAGCCACAACCAACGATCCAACACAATAGCCTGAGCCGCCGTGGGATAGATGCGGTACTTGAAGGTCCGTCTCGTCGTGCTCACTCGCTCCCTCCAGACAGCATGCTCAGCTGCGCCGCGCCCACCGTGGCGGGCATCGCAGGGGCGTTCTCGAACATCGTCGCTTGCCGCATTCGATTTGCGGCCGTCTCGCAATACGCCTCGTTGATCTCGATTCCGATGGCTTTGCGTCCGAGATCCTTAGCTGCGCGAAGGACGGTCCCCGTACCCATAAACGGATCTAGGACGGATTCTCCGGGCCAACTCGAGAGGCGGATAGCGTTCAATGCCAGC